ATATCACCCCCCTAAACATAAAAGAAACAGAAATGAAAGTTAAGCCAGAAATCAATGTTTTTGATGCTTCTAAGTTTGGGAAATTGCATTTGAGATCTTGTGATGTTTCTGCTTTACCCCCTTTGCTTGTGTTTGAGCTTCTTCAGGCTTTTGCTTCTAGTTATGAATGTAGTTCTGCTTACACCGAGAAGGTCAGGCTTGAACGCTGGTGGGCGTATTTGGATAAGGCTGCTTCGCAGTCTGAAGGGAAGAACTGATGTTGAATGAAATTTTTACTGAAGATTGTTTGGTAACTATGGATCGGATGCCTGATGGGTTTGTTGATTTGGTTGTTACTTCTCCGCCTTACGATAATTTGAGAGTTTATAACGGCTATAGTTTTGATTTTGATTCTGTTGTTCAGGGCTTGTATCGGGTTTTGAAGGATGGTGGCGTTGTTGTTTGGGTTGTTGGTGATGCGACTTTGAAGGGATCTGAATCTGGGACTAGCTTTCGTCAGGCTTTAGGTTTTATTGATGCGGGTTTTAGGTTGCACGACACAATGATTTGGCGGAAGACTAACCCTATGCCGAAGGTGAAGACTAAACGCTATTTTGATGTTTTTGAATATATGTTTGTTTTTAGTAAGGGGCAGCCTAAGTCTTTCAATCCGATTATGCAGGAAACGAAGTCTGGCGGTAAGGTTTATAACTCAACTGTAAAGAAGATTTCTACAGGTATGGAGAGAGTTCAAAAAACTTTTGTTTTGAATGGGGAGAGATTCAAGGACAATATTTGGGATTGTGCGGTTGCCCAGAATAAGACTTCTCATCCAGCGGTGTTTCCTGAAAAGTTAGTTTCTGATCATATTTTTTCTTGGTCTAACGAAGGGGATGTTGTTTACGATCCATTTATGGGTTCGGGGACTACTGCTTTAGCTGCTTTGAAGTTGAAAAGAAATTTTGTGGGTTCGGAGATTAGTGCTGAATATGTTGAGATCTGTAAAAAAAGAATAGAAAAGGAAACTGGATTATGGGATTAGAAGATAGAAAAGAAATAGTTGCTTTGTTGAAGGATAAGTTTTTTCCTTTGGATTATGGGGTTTGGCAAGCGGATGAACTTTTGGAACAGGTTTTTGCGATTATTTTGAACCCAGATCACAGTCTTGGGGATGAGTTCGTTGATTATGAATGAAGTAGATTTTGAGGAACTTGTTGTTGGTTGTCTTCTGGTCAATCAGGGTTTGGGGATGGAACAGATTTCCCTTGTTGCTGATGATTTTGATGCTCCTTGGTTTAGGGATGCTTATGCGATTATGGAAAAGCAGTTTGCTAGTAAAAGATTCTTTGATGTTTTTACTGTTTGTTCGGAGATTGAGAATTCTTCTTCTCGTCAGCGAGTCTATGATTCTGTTCAGTTTGCTTTTACTCCGCAGAATGTGCATAGCTATGCTTCTAAGGTTTTAGAGAAGTCTGTTGAACGCCAATTAGGTTTGCTTGCTTTAGAGATGCAGAAGGGCGGGGATGTTCAGGAAAAGATTGATGCTGTTCGGGTGAAGTTAGATCAGTTGAAGGTTGTTCAATCTTTGGAGCTTCCAGATTTGCGGTGGGATCTTCAGATGATGCTGAACGATATTTTGAATCCGAAAAGAACTTTGACTACTTGTTTTGCGGGCTTGAACCGCATGATTGTTGGGTTGAAGCAGTCGGGGCTTTATGTGATTGGTGCTAGACCAGGCGTGGGTAAAACTGTTGTCGGGATGCAACTTGCTTGGGAACTTTCTCGGATGGAAGATGTTGTTTTCTTTTCGCTTGAGATGGATAAGGCTTCCCTGTTGAATCGTGTTGTTTCTGGCGAGTTAGGGATTCCTTTAGAGAGTATTGAAAGGGGGACTTTGCTTCCAGAGTGGCAGGGGGCTATTGGGGATCTGATTAGGACTGTAGAGAATAAGCTGATTATTTCTGATCGTGGCGGGCAGACTATTCAACAGATTCGGGGTTATCTAAATGCGGTTATGCAACAGCGACCTGTGAAGGCGGTGTTTGTTGATTATCTTCAGTTGATTCAGGCAGCTAACCCGAAGTCCCCGAAGTATGAACAGATTTCACAGATCAGCATGGATCTAAAGAATCTTGCTAAAGAGTTTGGTGTTCCTGTTGTTGCTTTAGCCCAGTTGAATAGGCGTATTGATGGAAAACCTGATGAAAGACCAACTGCGGGAGATCTAAGAGATTCTGGGCAGATTGAACAGGATGCGGATGTAATTATTATGTTGTCTAGAAAGCAAAGTGAAGAAGATATTATTTTGGATAAAGATATTGCTTCTGGGATTTCAAGTAAGCTTTATGCTTTTGGGCAGAAGTCTTTGATTACTTTAGATGTAGTCAAGAACAGGCATGGGGCTACAGGCTTTTTTGAAGCAAAGTTTGATGGCGAATTCTCTAGAGTTAGGGAAGTGTCTCTTGCTTGAAAAATACTTTATAGAGCAAATCAGTTATGCGGAAGCAATGCAGATTGTTGTTGAGAAACATTATCTTCATAGAAAAGCCCCCTGTTCTATAGCTTTTGGATTATTTCACTTGGAAGATCCTTTGAACTGTTTAGGTGTTGTTGTTTATGGAACTCCTGCTTCTAGTTCGCTGCGCAAAGGTTTATGCGGAGAAGAACATGTAGAAAATGTTTATGAACTAACTAGGCTTTGGGTTGATGATACTGTTCCAAAGAATGGGGAAAGTTTTTTGATCGGGAATACTTTGCGAAAACTGGATAAAGAGATTATCGTTAGTTTTGCTGATACTGAACAAAACCATTTAGGCATTGTTTATCAGGCTACAAACTGGTTGTATACGGGCTTGAGTGCGAAGCGAACTGATTGGACTGTTGAAGGTATTGAGAAGCATGGGCATACTTGGGCAGATAAATATTCTGCGGTTGAGATGCGGGAACTGTTTGGAGATAGCTTTAGTTTGAAGCAAAGATCTAGAAAGCATAGATATATTTTTATCAATGCTAATAAAGGAAGAAAAAAGTATTTGCTGAAACTACTTAGATACACGATTGAACCTTATCCAAAGGCTGCCCTAAGTGCAAGATAATCAAGTTGAATGTAGGCGTTGCGGGTTCGTTTGGACTGTCAATGCTGAGAAGCGGGGGCGGAAAGACCTTCTTTGTGCTTCCTGTCGGGTTAGACCAGCGGTTATGATCCAATATGGAAAACTCCGCTGTATTCCATTTCAAGGAGCTTTAGATCCAGAACTGAATCCGATAGATGAAGAAGGGGTTCTCGTTTATCCGGGTGAGAGAGTTTGCGGGCATAAAGATTGTGTAAATCCTGCACATATTGTCAGTGAAGTGCTATAGGATTATCGGGCAGTAAAGTTTCACTCAAATAAAATAATCAATCTATGAAAGAAGAAAAAGAATGGCTGTTGTAAAAGTTTCAGGTAAAGTTTCAAAAGTTTTTGGTGCAAGTAATCAGGGTTTGTCTTTGATTGAATCCTACAAGTCTGCAACTGGGGAAGACTATACGAGAGTTTGGTCTGTCTGGTTCGCTGTTTCACATAACCTTGTTGTAGATCAGGAAGTAACTCTTTTCGGGCAGCTCTCTGCGAAGATTGAAGACTTTGAAGATAAGACTGGGAAACCTGGTCGCAAGGTAAAACTTGATATCAACAATGCACAGGTAGATCAACCTGTAGCACCTGTTGTTTCTGCTCCCTTCTAAATGAAAATTTGGTTACCAGGTTATTTAGTTGGATTTCTTTTTCTAACTAATTCTCTAGTAACCACTCAACCCCTATCAGCAATAAATTTGTTGGTAGGGGTTTTCTTTTGGATCATGATTATAGGAATTTATTATGGCAAGAAGTGATTTCAGTTTTACTGTTTTTGGAACTGATCCAGCACCGCAAGGATCCAAGAAATATGTTGGAACTAGGAGAACTGCTGCGGGTAATAATATTCCTTTGATTGTTGAATCTTCTCCTAAGCTTCCTGCTTGGCGTAAAGCTGTATCTGAAGCGGTTGCTGAAGCTATGCGAGATTCTGGGGATCTAAGTCAGTTTGAACAGGCGGTGAAGGTTGAAGCGGTTTTCTATCTGTCTAGACCTAAGACTGTAAAGCGAGATTACCCGATTACTCCCCCGGACCTGGACAAACTTGCTAGGGGGCTTCTAGATGGGATGAAGCCTTGCTGGAAGGATGATTCCTTGGTTGTAAGGCTTGAGATCTCTAAGAAATACGCTGTAGGGCAGACAGGCGTTGCGGTTACTGTAACCCATTTCCCTTGATTTATAGGGCTTTTTACCCTG